ATGTTAGATATTTACAGATTAAGAAAGAAAAATGGAATCACACAGCAAAAACTTGCAGAAATATTGAAGGTTGATCAGACAGCAATAAGTCAGTGGGAGCGAGGCGCAGCTAATCCAGCTGTTGACAGACTTCCGGAATTGGCAAAAGCCTTCAATTGCACGATTGATGATTTATTTGGTGCAATAAAAAGATAACATTTTATTGCACCAAATACCATGGACAGGACGTACTATTTTTTAATGAAAACTAGTACAAGAAAGATAACAGGAGGTGAAAAGATGAATATTTATCAAACGGCTCGCCGATCGGCAGGCTTGACACAAGAAAAAGCAGCGGAGTTGCTGAACATTAGCGTGGAATCTATAAGAGCGTATGAGTCTGGCAGAAGATTCCCGCCCAATACCGTCGTCAATGATATGGTTGACATTTATCAGACGCCACATCTGGCGCTGCAGCATTTGAGAACGGATCCGCTGGCAAGCCGGCTTTTGCCGGCAAATGTACAATCGCGTTCGCTAGAGCAAGCGACAATTCGCTTGTACCGGCAGGTGCGTGAATTTGCGTTAAATCATCGGACGGATGACCTTATCGACATTGCTGAAGATGGGGTCATAGATGAGAAGGAGCGCCCGATGTTCAACGAAATCATGCGGGAGTTGAACGAAATTGTTAATACGGTTTATTCGCTTCAATATATCAGGAGGTTGTGAGGTTGTAATGAACGTAAAAATGGAACAAAAACTGCAGATGTTAGATGACATCTGCACGAAATATGAAAACTCTATACCTGTGCAGGTGGTCGCCGACTATGTTGGCTGCACGCCTGCAGCACTGCGCAATTCTATGCTAGCACAGACGTGCCCGTTCGGATATGCGTGGAGAACCGGTGCGCGGGCGGGTTTTTGTATCCCGACAATTCGGTTTTACAACTGGATCATCGGAAAATAAAAACACCCAACAGGATTATAAATCCCGTCGGGTGTAAATACGTAACGTAGTTATTATATTAACACAGCAAGAAGTAAAAGACAAGGGGTAAAAGTCAATGAAAATGAAAACAATTAACAGAGTCGTTAACTGTGTGATCTTTTCAAGCATGGCCATTGCGATTAGCTGTGAGATTTTGGCATTTATAATCTGGATAATGATGGGGTGATAACATAATGGGTACGCAGTTTTATTTCGATGCTGAGATAGCGGAGAAATTCTCTGTTGAAGAAGCGATCTTCGTGCACTGCATCAATTGGTGGTGCTGGAAAAACGAGTGCAATGAGAAGAACTTTGCCGACGGTCGCTATTGGACGTACAATACGGCCAAGGCGTTATCGAAATTGTTTCCGTTTTGGTCCGTTGGACAGATCAATCGCATCGTCAAAAAATGCGAAGAACATGGTTTAATTTTGACCAGAACAAGCAACAAAAAGGCAATGGACAAAACACGCAATTTTACAATTACTGATTTCGTTAAATCCATTTATCGAAATCGGCAAATGGATTTGTCGGAATCGCAAAAACCATTTGACGAAACCGGTAAATGTTATAAAGAACAGTTAGTAACAACAGTTACTAACGCAGTTAAACAAGCAGAACCATTTGATTGCCTAAACAAGGAACTTCGAAAACAAGCGGTTTTGTTTGTCGGGGAAGACAATGAGTTGATGGATGCACTTGACGGCTTTTGTCAGATGAGGAGCAAGCGGAAAAAGCCGATCCAGACTGAACGGCAGCTAAAGCTGCTTATAAATCGCCTTGAGAATTACTCAAAAGGCAGACGAGATGTCATGTGCATGATGCTTGACATCTCAACGGAAAATGGCTGGACATCGATTTATGAACCCAAAACGCCATTTCCACAAGAGGAACGGCGAGACATGAAAAGAACGGCAGGTGAAGAGTTTTGATAGAAGAAAAAGAAAAGCCGGCTCTTGGTGCACAAGAAGCTGTGCTTGGTGCAATGCTGATTGAGCCGAAAGTCGTTCCGGATATACTGCGGAAGGTCACAGCCGAAGACTTCACGGATGCGACGTGCCGGAATGTATTTAACGCGTTCGTCAAGCTGATTGCTGCATCAAAGCACATTGATGCTGTGACAGTGCTTGGCGTTTTAGGCGGCGAATACCGGCAGTACCTCGGTGAATTGATGGATATCACACCGACGGCAGCAGGGTGGGAAGCATACGCTGAGCAGATGCGTGCCGATGCGAAGATGTTTTGTGCACGCAAAATCTTAAACGACTTTGCATTTCTAAACACGCCGGAAGAAATGCAACAGGCGATTAGCAAGGCGGCAAGTGTTTTTGCCGGCAAGTCAGAAAATGTAGTGTCACTCAGCAAAGCGCTGATTGGCGCAATGGAAGAGCTGGACAAGAAACCGGAGTATTTAGAATTCGGCATTTCCGCCCTGGATCATGGGCGGCTATGGGCGGAACATGGAGATTTCATCATCGTTGGCGCCAGACCAAGCGTCGGCAAAACAGCTTTCGCGCTGCAGGTTGCAAAACAACTTGCAAAAAAAAATAAAGTCGGTTTCTTTACACTAGAAACCGAGCCACGCAAGCTGGCAACGCGGTGGATTGCACAAAGTGCGACGATCAATATGTCGCATTTAAAAAACCGGCAGATGTCGCCGGGTGAATATACAGCGATGGCGCAGGCAAATAGTCAAGACAGCAAGTACTGCAGCCTTGATTTTGTAAAAGCTGCAGGGATGACAACAGACCAAATCATAGCTGAAACTATCGCAGGGCAGTACAATGTCATCGTCATTGACTACATACAACTCGTTCGCGGCCGCGGCGAACGAGATGAAAACCAGCGCATTGCAAATATCTCCATGACACTGCACACGTTCGCACAACAGAACGGAATCGCAGTTATTGCTTTGTCTCAGCTTTCTCGTGCCGGACAAAACGGCGGGGGCATGGCAACTCTGCGGGGATCAGGACAATTAGAGCAAGACGCGGACATTGTCTTGATGTTAGAACTGATCAATCCGGAAGATGCGGACAGCGATAGAACGCTGTCGATAGAAAAAAACAAAGAGGGCAGGCGAGGACACTGCACGCTGCGTTTCGCTGGACAGTACCAGCACTTTGAGTACGTGCCGCCGAGTAAACGGCACGCAGAAGAGCAACGTGCAAATCTTGAAAATCAAGAACAAATTCCGATGCCACAAGCACGGATAGCGTACTAACAAAACATAGCGACGTCTCCGCGCCTGCGCACAGGCGGCAGAAATCGGGCAAATTTAAATGAAAGGAAAACAATCTTTGGTCTTTGCAAAAAACGATTCGGAGCTTACCATTACCAATCAAACCGAAACCTGATCGGTTGCAACTTGCGCGCAGGCGTGGAGGCGTCAACAAAAGGAGACAGGAAACATGTTGGAAATTACAATGGAATATACATCAGGCGGCGCAACCATCGGATGGGGCAAGATATGGGGGAACGGGAGAATTTGCGCAGGGCGCTTGATCCGGCGGGAATGCAACCGATTAAAATTGAGATGCCAATATGATCACGGTACCGGATATGCTGTCGTGTCGGTATATACTGAAAAACAAAGAAGGCGGCTGCCAGAATTGGAAAAATATATCCAGGGAAAAAAGTTTAGAAAGAGTGTTTCGAATAACGCGATGAACTTAACATACACCGGAGGAAATGCGGAATGAAAAGAACAGGAGGAATAGAATGACAACAATGGAAGTTATCAGTCAGCTGAACTCGCTGGTTGACGACCGGAAGTCGTTTATTGACGACAACGGACAGGGAGACGACATTTATCTTAACGACATCGCAGCACTGACTGCGGCAATCGAGGCTATCAGCACATCGAACGGAGACAAATTGTATACGGCATTTGACGTCATCAGGCTGGTACAAGAGGCTGTGAGCGAAGAGATTTGCGGATTGGGAGACGAGGGAATAGTTGTCGCGTATGAAGTCGAACGCGGCATCATCGGAAAATTGGTGAAGGAGGACGAGCATGAAACGGGTGTTTGAGCTAAAAGCACGGGCGAACGACGTAGGCTACAGCGTCACGCTGCGAATCAACGGCAGAGCCTTTGCCGCATCGGCGATTGTTGCGAACGGCGATACGGTCGGCAGTACATACAAGCAGATTGTAACGCAGCTGGCTGAGGTCTACGGAAGCATCGAAAGAAAGCCGGAGTACGCGGACATTGTAGCAGCGAGAGGTGAAACATACTTTACGATCTGTTCGCTGAACAAGATTGTGAAACTGGGAGGACAAGATGAAGATGACGAATGAACAGGCGATTGAACAGCTGCAAAAGTTGATTGAATTCTGGGAGTTCATGATGCACGTAGCGAATGATGATTTGCAGGGCACGAGGCTGGAGCTGGAAGCTCTGCGCATGGCCGTGCGAGCACTGGAAAGCAAGCCACGTTGGATTCCGTGCAGCGAACGGCTGCCGGAGATGCATGAGAAAAACGACTATACAGGTTGGTACGAGGAGTCAAATTTAGTGCTGATTTGCGAAAAGAGCGGGTTACACCCGCAGGTGCATGTTGGACTCTGTTGGAAACTCGAAGGCAGAGTAGGGTGGAGGACGAGAGAATGGAAGGTGCTCGACAAGGTGACGGCGTGGATGCCGCTGCCGGAAACGCGTGAGGAGGACTGACATGAAGACAAGGGTAAAAGACTACTTAACGCAGGCTGAGCTGCTTTGTCAGCTCGCAGAAGAGAGCGCAAAACTCGCGCAGGCGGCGCTGAAAGAGCGTCGGACGCTGACAAGCGACAACCCAACGCCGGTATCATATGCCGACGCCCACAACAATCTGATCGAGGAAGTCGCAGATGTTTTCGTGTGCTTGAGTGAATTGCTTGAGATCCGCGACTGGGAAGAGGTAGCGAATATCCGAGAGCAAAAGGAAAACAGGTGGCTGCGGAGGTTGAGCGAAAAGTGAAAATGAAGGAAAAATACAACTACACAAAAAAGATGGAAGAAATCTTTGAATGCTTAAACTCCGTAAAAAAAACTCGAACCTATGCAAACGTTTGCTGTGGCGAGAAAAGAAAACTTCATGATACGCTCCGCAAAGCGTATTTAACAGCGCTCAAGGCGGACCTGATGATCTTGAACTCACTGTTAAATGAGTGGAGTTACGATGGATGCAAAATAGAAAGGGACGAACATGAACAGATTGACACATGAACGAAGAAACGGTATTAAGAGCGGATATTGGTCGCCAGCGAAGAAAGACGAGCTGATTGCTCGGCTGGCGCAATATGAAAATACGGGGCTAGAACCAGGAATAATTGCAGACATGGTTTGCAATTATGAACAGATTTGCAAAAAAATGAAGAGAATAGAGGGGAATGGCGGAGATGAATAAAGAGATTAAAGAGCTTGTTGATTTATGCAAGCCTGTTGAACACAAAAACGTGTCCACTTTGGACACGCAGATTGTAGAACTTCCGATTGCGCGATTAATCCCGAATTCTGAAAACTTTTATGACACAACGGACTTGATGGATTTGAAAGAGTCTATCAAAGAACATGGGTTGTTACATCCGATCGCAGTGACAGAGCTGGGAATAATTATTTCCGGAGAGCGTCGGTGGAGAGCGATTGGTCAGTTGCTTAGCGAAACTGGAGATGAACAATACAGCAAGATTCCAGCTGTAGTAATCACAGCGGAAAATCCGACAGAACAGGAGATGATGCTGATTGAAGCAAACTCCGTCACGCGTGTACTATCATCGTATGAAATCGCACAACAAGCGAAGCGGTATGACGAGTTGATTGCTGAAGCAAAGCGAAACGGAAAAGACGTAAAAGGGAGACGCAGGGATATTGTTGCAAAGATGATGAAAATTAGCCCTGCACGCGTGGGGCGGTTGATGGCAATTTTAAAAAACCTCAACGAAGAATCGAGGGAACAGTTTGCAAGAGATGAAATCAGCGAATCGGTTGCATACGAACTATCGAAACTGCCACCTGCCGAACAAAAGCGCATAACTTCCTCAAATGGTTTACACCAAACAACGGTGGAGACTGTTAGAGAGTGGGCAAAAAAAATTGAGGCAGAAGATCAGGAGAACGCAGAAACTGACGAGCCTGAAAAATCGGAGATGCAATCTACAGAATTAGATGACGTATCAAATGAGTGGAGAGAAAAGATAGAAAGGGCGGAAGAAAATGGCGAGACATATAGCGGATTTACGCCGAAGAGAGATGCTGGCATGCATTTTGATGAAAAGGCAATGCGTGAAGCTGTTGTCGTCGAGCAAATTGAGAACGCAAGAAAAACAGCGAGCAGGCATGAAAAGAAAGTGATTGATGAGTTGATTGAAAAGTATGGTACCGATTATGGGTACATAACCTACAAAATTGCAGAAATGCTCGGTGTTAGCATGGATTCGATGTGGAGGGTTGGCGAAAAATGAAAATTGGGTCAAAAGCCCGGGTTCGCATGGGCGCAACCGGGACGGTGAAAACGGGGACAATTGTATACGTACACCCGAAGCGGCGTTTTTGCGTGGCAGACGTAGAACTGCCGTTTGGGAAGCACGTTAGAGAAACGGTGTATCCGTTTTACAGAAGGTCGAAGATCAAAAGTTGAGAGGGAAAAGGCAGCACTGCGGTGCTGCCTTTTGACGCAGATGGAGGAAAGGTATGAGGCGATGCTCGGTTATGTGCCCGATGTACGATTACGAACGAAAAATGTGCATGCAATGTGGCAGATACATAAGGTTTTTAAATGAATGCCCGTCAACAAAATATAATAGAGCGCTGAAAAATGGGGTTGACAAAAAAAGAACGGAGGAATACAATGGCAAATAGATACGCTAGTTATAGATGGATTCGGTGTAAGTGTTGCAAAAACAACATGATTCGGATAGAGAGGGACACAGAGGCGACGCAATTACCAGTGTATTGCCGTAAATGTAAAAATTCATTTAAAGTTAACATCAGACCAAACTTCGATGTTGAATATTGTGATTAGGCGTGAACGTTTAGCGTGTGAGCCATTATCTACACAGATATGTCTGCGTAGATAATGGCTCTTATTTTTTATTTTTTTGAGGTGCAGTATGAGGACGCTGTATGATTTAGCTCAAGAGTATAAAGAAAATTTAAAACCGGTCGAAAGTCGAATTGAAGAATTGGAGCGCATGCTGAATGAATCGATATCTACCGAAAAGAAAAGAAGGATTAGACGCCGGCTAAACGCGTTGCATAAGATTCAAACAGACAACGCAAGGATCATACGTGAAATGGAGAACTATTATGAAACGCAAGAAAATAATTCGTGCAGGTCGATTTGTTCATGCAACAGTATACAGCGCGCCCAACAATTTAAGGGATGGAGCCAGGGTTCGGGCAGCAAAGAAAAAGGCATCCAGCGCGGCAAGACAGAGAATTAATGATAAAGTGGCTTGCAGAAAGTGTGAGTATTTATTAGAGACAAACTTTGACGAACATGACTACGTTGTCACAGCGACATACGAAAAACTTCCGGCTAGCAGATCTGCTGCCGATCGGCGCGTTCGCAGTTTTTTTGAGCGACTTCGAAAGACCGGAAGAGAGGTAAAATATATATACGTGACAGAAGGAAAACATGGCTCTGAAGATATGAAGATGGATAAACGCTTTCATCATCATATCGTAATCAACGGAACCGGCAATGTAAAAACAGATGTAGAGGCGTTTAAGAAAGCATGGACATGGGGGAATATCCATGTAGAAAGGGTGGAACCTTTGAATATGGCGGCACTGGCACAATATCTTACAAAGGAACCGCGCGAAGAAGGGAGAAAGGTCGGTGCACGCGCATGGAGACAATCGAGAAATCTTAAACGATGGATAGAAGAAAATGGCGTGTGTGACGATAACGAGACGATTACTCCACCGCCGGGATCTATCGTACTAAGTAATGAAGAAGAACGTGTTATAGATATATTTGGAAGTTATAAGTACATTAAGTACTACAATCAACCACATTTGTTCAGCTCGAAGTATGTGCGAAAATCGAAAAAAGAATAACTATTTTGCCTTGAAACCATAGTATATTGTATTGACATAAAGCGTTGATACAAAGCATAGGCATAAAATTTACGACTTGACAAATACGTAAATAAATATTAATATAATAACAGCAACAAAAAGCAGGGGGCAAAAACTTGCTTAAATATTTTAGGCGTGAACGTTTAGCGTGTGAGCCATTATCTACACAGACATATCTGCGTAGATAATGGCTTTTATTTTTTGCTTTTTTGAGGTGAGAAGTATGGCAAATAGACCGATGCACCCGTGCAGACATCCTGGCTGCACGAAACTGGTGGCTGGAAAATACTGCGAAAAACATCGGCGCGACGCAAACACAAAAAGCTGCGCAGCTACAGCTAGGCATGCGATGTACCTGAAGCCAGAGTGGAAAAGACTACGAGCAACCCAACTACTGCGAGAACCGTGGTGTCAAGAATGCGCAAAGCGCGGGAGACGTGTCCGTGCGACAGACGTCGATCACGTCATCCCACACGATGGTGATGAACAACTTTTCGCTGACAAAAACAACCTGCAAAGCCTCTGTCATGCTTGTCACAGCAGAAAAACCATGGCAGAAAACAGAAAAAATAAGAAAATTTAAAGCGCAAACGCTCATGCACGTGCGCATACGCGTATGCACGCGCATCAGGCGCGCAGAAACAAAACGCGAAGCGTTTTGACCCCTCCCCACCCTTTGAAAATTTCGAAGGGTGGCCGCTTGACCGCATGCCCCCATTCGCACGAAAAAAAATCCCACATCAAATTTCTGGAGGTGAAAATATGCCGACGAGACCGAAACCGGTCAGCGTTCTACGGAACGAAAAACGGAGCCACCGCACAAAGGCGGAGCTGGAACACCGCGAAAAAGCTGAGAACGCATTGCTGACTGGGGAAAGCATGGTGGAGAAGCCGGAAGTCAAAGCGGACGATGCAGCGCACGCCGTGTTTTTGCGCGCGAGATATTTGCTGCGGAAAATCGGCAAGTCGGATGCGCTATACGAAAACATCATCAACCGGTACGCGCAGCTGGCGGCAGAATGTCGAGATTTTGAACGCAAGCGCGAAACGTTTCACAAGCGTTCGCTTGCGCTGGATCAGAAGTTTGAAAATCAGGGTGCGGAGACACCGGAAGAAGAACGAATTCGCCCGACGGAGTATTTTAAACTTTCCGCGCAACTGCAAGCGCAAGTACTCGGTTTAGACAAGCAAGTGCAAGCGAAGAGAAAGATGTTGCTTGACATCGAGAAAGAGTGCGTGATGACTATTTCTGCAGCACTACGTGCGATTCCAAAGCAAGAGCAGGAAGAAGACGACAACGATCCGATGGCAGAATTTTTAGCATCGAGGCCGCACGTTGTTTAGTACAGAACACGCGGACTTTGTCGAGGGGTTCGTATCATGCCTCAGACATCCAGATGGCGAATGGGCGGGAAAACCGTTCCGGTTGATTGACTGGCAGCGCAAAGCTGTCAGAATGTTTTATGGAACGGTACGAGACGATGGTACCGGAAGGCGCAAGTATCAATACTTGTATCTTGAAATTCCAAAGAAAAACGGAAAGTCAGAACTCGCCGCAGCATTGGGGTTATATCACCTAATTGCCGACGGCGAAGTACAAGGCGAAGTGTATATCTGTGCGGCAGATCGCGAAAATGCCGGAATCATTTTTACAGCGGCACTTGGAATGCTTCGGCAATCCAAAACACTGACAAAGCAATGCCGGATTCGCGAATCGGTAAAAGAGATTATACATCTGCCAACCGGAACGAAAATGAAAGTTATGTCTGCCGAAGCATATAGCAAACATGGCTACAAACCATCATGTGTCATCTTTGACGAGTTACATGCGCAACCTAATCGAGAATTGTGGGACATCATGACTTTTGGCGCAGGTGCGGCACGTAGGCAGCCGGTATGGATTGTGCTGACAACTGCTGGCGATGACCCGGATCACACGTCAATTGGCTGGGAAGTGCATCAACAGGCACGAAAAATCATTGATTATCGTGCTGGAAAAACAGAAGGGAATTTTGATAATCCCGTTTGGCTGCCGTTTATCTTTGGATTGCCAGATGACTCAGAGGTTGTAAAAGGAATTGACATTTACGATGAGAAAGTTTGGTATGAATGCAATCCGTCGCTAGGACAGACAATTGATATCGAGACGGTTCGCACGGAAGCATTGGACGCAAAAAACAATCCGGCGCGTGAACGATTGTTTCGCTGGCTGCGACTAAACCAGTGGATTGCGGTAAAGGCTGTTGGGTGGTTGCCGCTGACGCTGTTTGATACAACTGAGAGAACCGAGCTGCCAGACTTAACGGGATATAAATGCTTTGGCGGTCTTGATTTGTCAACAACAACGGACTTGACAGCGTTTGTATTGTTGTTTCCGCCACAAAAGGCACTAACACAATGGGTAGTGAAATTTCAAGGCGCATGGCTGCCGGACGAAGATATAGCCGGCAGAGAAAAGCAAGACCATGTTCCGTATATCGATTGGAGTGAAAATGGATACATAGATTTGTGCCCAGGAGATACGATCGACTATATGCAGATACGTCAAGCGATTAACGATGCAGCTGATGCGTATGAGCTGCAGATGCTTGGTGTTGATCCGTATATGTCGCGGTCGTTGACGCAATACCTGGATTCTGACGGCATAAATATTGTGGAAATACCGCAAAATTTGAGGTATATGTCCCCTGCAATGAAGGAACTAGAAAAGTGTTTGCGTGACGGCGCGATGGTACATTTACCGGATCCAGCAGCGAGATGGTGCTTTGGAAACGTTCGCATTTATGTGGACGGAAACGAAAATATCAAGCCGATGAAAAATAGGTCGATTGGAAGAATTGACATCATGGTTGCATGGATTATTGCGGTAGCTACTGCGTCGCTTAATTCCGGGGGCGACTTGAATGCGGCGATAGAGGAAGGAGAGTGGACGATGTGAAACGTTTTATCAGACAATTACTTGATGTTGTACCTGATGCTGCAATAACAGCAGGTGGCGCATGTATTGTAAACGGTGTTTATCAGCTCCTTCCAGCGGCGGGATGGATTGCGGCCGGAATTTTACTAATCGTACTTACGTTGCTATGGATCGGAGGAAAGAAAAAATGATTTTCGATTCTGCGATTCGCAATATATTTGCATCTGCAATGCAAGATAGGCAGACGCTGACATTATCTAGTGTGGACGGTTGGACAACCGGAGGAAAGTTGTTTGAGACGAGCAGAGAGAAAGCGTTGAAGCTTTCTGCTGTTAATGCCTGCGTTGAAGTTTTATCAAACAGCATGGCAAAGCTCCCTGCGTTTGCTATAAATTCAAGAACAAAAGAACGAGTGAACCATGAAATTCTTCGGCTGCTGTGTGATAGACCGAATGACGCGATGACCCCCAGCGTTATGAAAAAGATGGTCGAGGTTGACCGATTAACGCGCGGCAATGGATATATATGGATCGTCAGAGACACTCGAACAATGCGCCCGACGGAGTTAATTCCGGTGCCGGCCGATCTTGTTGAGCCGTATATTGATGGGGCTGGACGATTATGGTATGTGCTATGCCATCCGCGAACTGGAGAGCCAATGAAATTGCCAAGCGAAGACGTGGAGCATTTCAAAGCATACAGCACGGATGGCATTCGGGGCGTATCAGTTCTACATAGAGCGGCAGAAGTGATTTCATCAGGAATTTCGTCACAGAAATATGAAGCCGGTCTGTATCAAAACGGCACAAAACTTTCTGGAGTTCTGTATGCAGAAGGCGACATAAAATCAGAAAACAAAGATGCGATACGCAGAGAGTGGTCAAAAATCCATTCGGGACCAGATAACGCGTTCAAGGTAGCGGTGCTGGATCACGGATTGAAATTTCAGTCCGTTTCAATGTCGAATTCAGATGCGCAGTTTGTAGAAAGCAAAACACTAAATATAGAAGACATTGCCCGCTTCTTCGGCGTACCATTGTATAAAATTGGAGCAGGAAAACAGTCGTACAATTCTAATGAGCAAAACAGCATTGAGTATGTGACGGGAACGCTGCATCCGATTATCCAGCAGTATGAAGAGGAAGATACATATAAACTATTGTTGCCATCCGAACGGTCAAAATGCATTGAATTAAGAAGAAACATGATGGCGGAGCTACGAGGAGACAACGCAAGCCGGGCGTCATGGTATCGTTCAATGCGAGAGACTGGTGTCTTTAGCGTAGACGAAATTAGAGAACTAGAAGATATGGGACCGGTTTCTGGTGGAGATGTTCGATACGCGTCACTGAATTACGTACCCCTTGATAAATTCACCCAACTGAGCGTCAACAGAAATGGAGGTGAGAAGTAGTGAGAGTAACGTTAAACGGAAACATTGTAGATGATACTTCCGTGGATATCTATCGCTGGTTTGGATTTAACAATGTCTTCAGTCCATCTGATGTTCGCAGCGCGATACAAAATACGCCGGATGGGGAAGAGCTAACGCTAGAATTGAATTCTGGCGGCGGGGATCTAATGGCGGGATATGAGATGTATACGCTGCTGAAAAATGCAAAATGTTCAACAACGGTGGAAATTCAATCGTTGGCTGCTTCAGCTGCCACAGTTGCAATGTGCGGAGCCGACAAAGTGACCGCATCGCTGGTCGCACAGATTATGATTCATTTGCCATCAACGATGGCCGAAGGGAATCAGAACGACATGAACCATACGGCAATGGTATTGGAAAGCAATACCGAATCCATCCTTAATGCCTACGAACTGAAATGTGCAGACAAATGCGATCGGAAAGAACTTCGGACAATGATGGATGTTGAAACATGGATGCCTGCGTCTGATGCGCAAGAAATTGGACTTGTAGACGAGATTTTAAATTCGGAAGCTACAATTACGGGAGAAAGTATCACACATATTGTGAACAGTATAAACGGACTCCCTGCAATTGAGTTGTTGCGGGATAAATATGTGAAAGCACATAGTGCAAAAAAAACAGAACTAAAAAAAGCAGAGATGGAAATAGCGCTTGAACTTGCGCGATTTGGAGGTTTTTCATGAGCATTAGACAGCAGTTGTACGATTTGAAAGCTCAGCGTGCGGGGCGCTTGACGGCAGCCCGCTCGGCGCTGGAAAATGATGATATGCAGACGTATAGTGAAGAGCTGCAGGCGGCACAGGAAATGAATTCTAAGATTGAATCGATTGAAAACTTGCTTGCCGAAGAGGAACGGTTTGGCAAGGAAGCACCAAATAAGCCGTTAGATTCAAATAAAAACAACCTCAACGAGATCCTCGCATCGAGAGAATACACACGAGCATTTGCTGCGGCTGTTCGTGCAGGCGTGACGCCGCGAACGGCGAGAAACGGCGAAGAGTACGGCGTGCTGCTGGATGCCTTGAAGGAAAGCGGTGGCACACCGGAGGGCTCGGACGGTGGATTCCTTGTTCCGACCGATATGGACACTATGATTAGAGAGTACAGACGACAGTTTGTTGCACTTTCCAATCTTTTTGCTTCGGAAACTGTAACCGCACCAAGTGGATTCAGAGTCGTTGACAAAGCGCCAACGAAGGGATTCACAAAGGTTGAAGAAATGGCGACCATTGCAAAGGATGATCAGCCGAGCTTTGCAAAAATTACATACACAGTATCCAAATACGCGATGATTTTGCCAGTCTCCAACGAGTTGATGGATGACAACACCGCGGGACTGATGCAGTATTTGGCGCGATGGTTTGCAAAGAAGGGCGTAATTACAGAAAACCGCGAGCTCCTGGGAAAAACAAACGATATTAAAGCGACAGCGGCTGCGAAGGGAGAAGAGCTGGAAACAATCAAGACAGCACTGAACGTAACGCTTGACCCAGATATCGCGTTGAATGCGAGATTCATTGTAAATCAGGATGCATGGAATGCGCTGGACAACTTGGTAGATGGAAACGCAAGACCTCTTCTTCAGCCAGATCCGACTTCTGCAACAAGCAAAATGCTGCTGTCACACCCGATTGTATGTATGCCGAATACACAGATGCCAAAAAACTCTGACGGCACATCTACTATTCTGGTTGGCGATTTCACGCAGTACGCGACATTATTCCGCAAAAAGCCGCTTGAAATTGCGAGCACAAACATCGGAGGAAACGCGTGGAACACAGACTCCACAGAAGTTCGAGGAATTATGCGAATGGACGTTGAAAAGTTTGACTCTTCGGCTGCAACGGCAATTAAAATCACAGTATGATTTCCACTGATGATTTGAAGTTATACCTCCGCGTCGACAGTGACGCGGAGGACGAACTGATAGAGTTATTGCAAGAAATGGCAATTGAATATCTTGCACAGGCGGGAGTAGCAGCAACTGATGGTGCAAGATATGATATGGCGATCAAAGGACTTGTACTGCATTATTATGATCACCGGGATGACGGAGCTGCTTTTGGTTATGGTTTGCAGGCGTTGATTAACCAACTTAAATGGGAGAGTAACTGATTGGACGCGAATGATTTAAATTGTCGTGTGTCGGTATATGGTCCGCACGCGCAGAAAAATTCGATAGGTGAGGAGAGTTCCACATTTTCGAAAATCAAAGATGTGTGGGCATCGGCTAAAGAAAAGACCGGCACCGAAAAAAATGAGAGGGGCAATACCGTATCTGCGGAAGGCACATATAGGTTTGCGCTCAGGTCTAATGCAGTTCCCGACTTGTCCAAAGATATGTACTTTATGTACGCTGGCAGTCGGTATGATATTCTCCATATTTCACCAACATTTCGCGATTCTGGGTTTGTAGAGTGCACGTGTAAAAGGATTGTTGAATGAGTGATATTGGATTTGACGTTTCAGAGTTAGACGATTTTGCAAGAAGCATGATTTCGAAAGCAAGGAATGAAAATCCTAAACAGGTGAAAAAATTTATGCGAAAAGAGGGTAGTAAGCTGAGGTCTCAAGTTGCCAAAAAGGCTCGCCTTCGCGTAAAAAAGACAAAAAAAGAGCACAAAAACAAGAAGTTTGAATATTTTGCATCAATTAAACGGGGCAAACCGTATAAATACGATGGAGATGACGCTATCCGAACGTATTCGTATGCCCCGCATGCACATCTGATTGAAGGAGGGCACCGACTTATATCACACGGAATGGAAGTGGGTTTTGTAGAAGGAAAACATGTATTTCGGGACGCACAACGTGAATTTGCGCCGAAATTTGCACGAGATGTGGATGATCTTACAGAAGACTTGGCACGAGACGTGGAAAAGAAAAAATGAAGCTGAGAGATTTAAAGCAGGCTGTAAACGCAATCGTGCGTCAAGCCGCACCGGATATACCAATTGTAGATGCCGATTTGATGGAGCCGATTCACAGACCGTCCTTTAAGACATTTGTTGATTCAGGTTCTTGCGGAAAATACAATCCCGATAGTATAAGCCGAACTACCTATATTGATATCTACTTCTTTGCTGCAGATTCGCAGCGTCCAAGATTAGAAAATATGGACATTCAGGATGCTTTGACTTATGCTTTCGCGGATGGCATTCCAGTTGAAAACACCGTGATTCCTGTGCTTGAGGACGTTGACTTCTCAACAGAAGATGGCGTGTTACACGCCGAACTGATAATAGAAGTAATGGAAACGGTTTCGCTGGACGATGATGAAGATAGCGAAACGATGGAACATTTAGAGATGGAGGGATTACATGGCGGCTTCAATGCCTAAAATTTCGATTGAATTTCGAAGAGCGGCAGAATCCGTGTCTGCGAGATCAACGCAGGGAACAGTTATTTTACTTATGACTGACACGACTGCGAAAGATACAGAACCGACGGTGTTTTTAACCGCCGAAGCGGCGCAGGCCGCTGCAAAAAAATATACGCCTGCAAATCTGCAGTATATTTTAGACGTCTTTAGTGCAGGCGCCGCAAAAGTCGCAACGGTCAGGATTGGGGATTCGATTACGGACGCGCTGTCGATTATTGCATCCAGCGCTCTGACGGGATACGTGACAGTTGCTGCTGGAAACACCTCTGACTTTACTGCACTTGTGACGTGGATCAGAAACCAAGAAACCGCAGGAAGATCTCAGTACACAGGCATCGTGTTTAATGCAACAGCACCGAACTGCCAACACGTCATTAACTTCACGACCACGACTGTAACTTTCGCGGATGGCCGCGGACAGGTCTCAGGAGCACAGTTTCTGCCGACCTTAGCAGGCATCATCGCCGGGTGCGGAGTGACAAGAAGCTGTACATACTTTAACTGCACGATGCTGTCGGCAGCAACCGAAACGGCAGAAAAGGACGATGCTCTTGCGGCAGGAAAACTGTTTTTATTTGCTGACGGTGCGGATATTCGAATTGCCTGCGGCATCAATAGCCTGACGGATACGAGTGTAGACGATGATTTGAAATATATTGATACAGTTGCAGTCATGGATATGATACAGCATGATATCACACGCATCTGGAAAAACAGTTTTGCTGGCAGATACAGGAATACGAAAGACAATCAAATGCTGCTGGTTGCGGCTATTAAAACGTACTTTAGCGGTTTGGCTGCAGAAAGCATCCTCGATCCAGATAGTGAAAACACTGTGGCGATTGACGTTGAAACGCAGCGCAAGGCGTGGATTTCGGCGGGGAAAGCAGAAGCTGCAGACTGGACGGATGCAACCGTGATGGTAAAAACGTTTCGACGAGATGTTTATCTTACCGGTACGATTCGAATTGTCGGAACGATGGATAATATTAAGTTCCCAATTACACTGACATAAGGAGAGGAAATGGCAAAAAGATACAGGCCGAATGATGTTTTGACCGGCACCGACGGTCACATCTGGTGGAATGGACGAAACCTCGCAACTGTTACAAAATTTGAGTCAAAACTGACTGCAAATTTTGAAGACATAGAGGTTTGCGGAGATCCCTCAACACAGAAGAAATATACGGGATATAGCGGAAGTGGCACGCTGTCATATTACAAAGTGGACACGCAGCTGGTAGATGAGATGATTGCGGCGTACAACGAAGGTGTAATGCCGGAAATTGAAATCATTACCTCGGCAACAAACCAAAGAACAAAGGAATCCGGTCGATATAAGTTTTCCGACGTCACGGTATCGGAGTTGACAATCCTTTCCTTCGAATCGAAGAAGATGATTGAAGAAGAAGTTCCGTTTGAGTTCGGAAGTGTGGAAATCTTGGAAAGCATTGGGGTGGAAGCGTGAGTAAGGTTATGAAATTTGATGATTTGCTCCAGCACGCTGCCGAAAAGGAACAGAGCAAAGGTGAAGAAAAGGAAATTCGGCTGCTGGATGAAGAAAAAACGATCACGTGTGTTCGTTTGTCGGATAATAAAATCATGGATGTGATGGACGAATTTAGAAGCGCGGAAGCAACAACAGAGTCCGCAATAGAAAAAATCGACCATTTCATCTACGAATGCTGCCCAGAGCTGCAAAACACAGAATTGCATAAAGCTTTGGACGTCGCAGAACCGTGGGATGTCGTCAAACGCATTTTTTCGGTGCCGGAACGGTCCGCGATCGCAGATCAGCTGTTCGAGTGGATGCAGCTTGACGCAATGACGGAACGCCAAAAAAACGAATAAAGCGCGACCCGGATCTGGATTTGTGTGCGTTTTACGCAGCACAGGGATGGAAAATAGAAGATTTAGATAAGATTGCTTCAGCTTCTACTAATCTTCGAATCTTCCTGGAGGTCGCGCGTGAAAATTACTGGAATACTATGTACGACGTTATGTCGGCAGCGATAGCCAGAGCACTTGGAGGTGAAGGAGATAGCTAAAGCAATATCTGTTATTCTAAACCTCAAAGATAATTACTCAAAGGGCTTAATCGGCGTCGCAAATCGAACAAAAGGCGTTACAAAGGAAATGAAATCTTCCACGAAGCAAGTTGTTTCGTGGAAAAATAGTTTTGTGCAGTCCGTGAATTCGGTGACCAGCAAAATGGTTAAGTTTGGAATAGCAACAACGACAGCGCTGACGGGACTTGCTGCAAAAACAGGACTTTCGCAGGCGATGGACTTGGAAGGCTATAAGATGCAGCTGGAAACCGCTACCAAGGACACAAAAAAAGCTGCGTCCATCATGTCGTATGCGATTCAAATGGCAAACAAAACGCCGTTTGAAGGCGGCGAACTGGTAGAAGGTGCGTCTAAATTCGAAGCCATGGGTATGTCTGCAAAAAAATGGCTGACTGTCACCGGCGACATGGCTGCAGCAACGAATAAAGACTTTGATCAAGCGGTTGAAGCACTGATTGACGCCCAGACAGGCGAGCTGGAGCGTTTGAAAGAGTTTGGTATAACAAAGGCTCAGATTCAGGAACAAGGCGAGAAGATGTTCTCTGACGTCCAAATCGTAAACAATAAGGGACAGATTGTCAATCAGGAGAAGTTTAACGCGGCTATGATGCAGCTGCTGAAAGATAAATTTCAGGGCGGCATGGTCAAACAAGCAACAACCATGAAAGGCTTATGGTCTACAGTAACCGGCGTTGCAAAACTTTCCTTAGCAAAGATTGTTGGAATGAACGAAGATGGTTCTGTTCGCTCTGGATCTGCGTTTGACTTGATGCGCAACAAACTGCAGCTGTTTGCAGACAAGTTGATGCAGATGCAGCAGGATGGAAGCATAGACCGCATTGCTACTCAGGTAACAGCACTTGTACAAAAAGCAACTGAATTGGCGAGTGCGATCGGCGGGCGCGTTATTCAGGTGCTGGACTGGATGTCACAGCACACAACGGCCGTAAAGATTGCATTAATCGGACTGGTAATCGTCATGAGTGCGTTCAAAGTAATAACCTTCATCGGGAATATTGTTTACGCAATCAATACAATCAAGACTTTTGCCGGCATGCTGAATATTGCGGGCGGTGCAATTGCAGGCCTTGCATCTCCGATTGGAATCGCGATTGCCGTTATTGCAGGCTTGGTTGTGGCGGGAGTCCTGTTGTACAAAAACTGGGACACTATTTGTGAGTATGCAAGCAAGCTGAAAGATTGGATAAATGGAACTTTCAGTAACATATCGGACCATATAGTAGCAGCATTCGACAAAATTCCTGAGCCGATAAAAAAGGTTTTGGATTGGCTCGGAGAAAAGTTTCAATGGTTGTCGGATAAAATGTCGTGGCTTACCGGAACATTTGGAACGGTTGGAAAATTTCTTGGTACAGTAGGAACTGGAATGAAAGCTGCCGGCATTGGACACAACGCAAGCGGCACGCCTTATTGGCGCGGAGGCTTGACATCCATCAATGAGCGCGGTGGTGAAATTGTTGATTTACCGTCTGGTACGCGCATCATCCCACACGACGTATCCGTCAAACAACAGGGAAATAAGCAAAACACCGTCTACGTGTATGTGACGGTGCAAGGAAACGTCATCGGAAACCGCGAATATATGGAGCAAACGGGCGAGTATATTGCAAAAAAGATTATCAACGCAATGGATATTTCGTGAGGAGGGCAAACGTGCAGATTGTATTGTCGGCAAACAACCTGGCTGAAGTTTTTGTAATGCCACATTGCCCTCCAGGAATAAACATCGAAAACGGACAAACTATTTCTGACTACGATGGATTATCAAATCATCTGACGATGCCAGGGAACCTTGAGCCGATAAAGGTTTCCTGGGAAGCTCTGTATCCATGTAGACGATACAAGTGGATAACGTATGGCGCCGATACGGATCCTCAAGCGTTTGTGGAATTTATACAGAGATGGAGAGCAAAGAAATGGCCGATTCGATGTACGATCACTGACAAAGGAAAGACAATATTGAACATAGCGGTGCTTGTAGAGTCTTTCTCCTACTCTTACGATCGGGTGATGGACATGAATTATTCAATCGGATTGACAGAGTATAAATTCATTTGAGGTGAGCGGTGGATAAATATACAGTGCTACTCAAACAGGGGAAAAAACAGAAGGATATTACTGCATATGTATCTGGTTTAACTCGTCGCGATGACTCTGGGGCATATAGTTCTGAGGTATCGTTTAAAGTTGCGGTAAACAACCACGATCGATTCCTTCCTAAATTGCAAATAGAGGTAAAGGATGGAGTAATAATCCAGAATAACGGAAAAAAAACATTTGACGGATTTGTAATTTCAGTGAGTGCTGCGGGACAGGTGGAATGTAGAGACGATGGTTTTTACTTAAAAAATGAAGTTACGATACAATTCACGAATTGCCGTGCAGACACGGCAATGGCACAAGTTTGCAAGCGGGCGGGTGTTACTTATGGCTGGAGGGGAAGCTGGAACTCAACAATATCTGGAGAGTATATCAGGGAGCAGGCATCATCAATTATTGATGACATCCTCGAGCAAGTCAACTTTCAAACGGATCGGTATTATGCGCACCGAATTATAGACGGTGCGTTATGTGTGACGCCGTATGATACGGAGGTGACAAACGCAAAGTTCACGCGTCCAGCAAGCGCCTCGACCAACATCACATGGGCGATCGGAGAAGTTGAAGTCACAACCTCAATGGAAGATATGGCGACTAACATTATCGTGCAGACGGATGATAATGATAAAACTGTAACACTGACGAGATGTTGGGACGATGAATACGTTAACAAGTACGGTATGTTGACAAAGTACATCACAGTAGACGCAGACAAGAAAAATACAGCGGCAACTACATTGGCCGCTGCACTGGAAGAGTATGACAACCTTAAACAGACTGCAAGAATTCCTAGAATATGGGGAAACGACGACATTGTTCCAGGGAAACTTCTCATGTTTAATTCGCCGGATTGGGGAATATCAGGAAGATGGTGGGTGAGTTCGGTTACACACACATATGAGCCATATCACTTAATGTCTCTAGAACTAATAAAAACCCATATGCCGCGAATCGTAACTTACGTTACAGTTCCCCCAAAACCTGGTACAACAGTACCAGCATCAACGACAACGCGCAAAGCGCTTGGACGATTTAAGTTAACCTTTTATGCCGGCGACACGACAACGGCATCTGGCAAAAAGCCGCGCATTAATCACACAATAGCCGTAGACCCAAACGTGATAAAGTTGGGGAGTCAAGTTTATATTGACGGGTGGGGCACTTATACGGCGGAAGACACTGGAAGGCTAATAAAAGGAAATCGTATTGATATCTTTGTTTCTTCCAAATCAATAGCACGAAAATATGGCGTGAAATATGCGAATGTATACAAAATCACCACCTCTGAAACGCCAATCACGCCAACAGGTGGAGGAACAGCGGCGCAGAAATTTGTCAATGTAGCGCTGAAAGAAGAGGGATATAAGGAACTTGGCGGAAACGATAACAGAACAAAATATGGAGCTTGGTACGGGTACAACGGAGTAGCGTGGTGCGCGATTTTTGTTTCGTGGTGCGCGGCACATGCTGGAATATCTACAGGCGTTATTCCAAAGATGGCATCTGTGTCAAGCTACATGTCTTGGTACAAGGCGCGAAAAAAGTTTAGATATAAGGGTAGCTATCGTCCCAAATGTGGTGATTTAATGATACAAAAATCTGCAGGGGCATCCCACGTTGGCATTGTTATCAAGTCAGATAGCAACCGATTTTATACGATAGAGGGAAACAGCTCAAATCGTGTAGCACGGAGGTCCTATCCGCATAACGATGCGAAGTTAACAGGGTTTTGCACACCTTGGGGATAAATCCGTTTTATACAATGACAAACAGAGGAGGTCTTATGAGTTGGGATATAGAGTTTGCGAAAAAATTTAGAAAGCAGATACGTCGCAATATGTCTGGGTCATTTTCGGGGACAGTATCGCAAGTAAATCCGCTAATAGTATCAGCATATGACGGTGAACTGATTCTGCAGGGAGAGCGAGTTCGTGTGTCCGATGCAATCGGCGCACTTAATGCTGGAGATACGGTGTGCATTGTCGGCACTGGACCATATACAATCGTAGCGAGGGTTTGAATGGGAAAATCGCTAAAATATAGTTTGAAAGACCGAAGCGTTTCGTTTGCATTAAGCAATGGGACGCCCATTGAATGTGAAAAAATAGATGCTATCAAGCAATGGATTGAATTGGCGTTACACGTTTTACCAAATACAGTACCAATTTATCAGCGCATAGACGGAGCAGAAAATTTTGGAGTGAACGTCTATCAGTTACTATCGAGAAGAGCATTGCCGGAAGATTTCGTAAAATCGGAAATTCAGCGAGAAATTAGCGAGACTTGCGCCTTAAATCCTGATATCGAATCGGTATCAAATTTTGCATTTAATCGTACGAAAAGAACATTAGAAGTTTCATTTTTCGTCAACACAACCATTGCCGAAAGCGAGGAAATGACGATTGAGTTTAACAGCAACTGAGTATCTTGAAAAGATGTTAGAGCAGGTCGACGATAAATGGCAGAAAACAATCGGCTATCCTATGTACGACATTTTAGCTGCTTTTTCCGTCAGCCTTGCTGACGAGGAAGAGTGTTTGGAAGAGGTACAGAATTTGCTGGATCCGGGAAATTTGAGCGGAGACGATCTAGCAAAATTTGTATATCAACGGCGCGGGATTATTGCGAAAGAGGCAACTCACGCTACGGCAACGCTCACATTGACTGGCACTGGAAATATATCTCGAGGAGATCTGTTTGAAACTGCAGGAGGTTTGCAATTTGAAGCAGACGCCGACATGAGCATTATATCGAACGGGAAAATCACAGCTACATGCAATACCGCTGGAAGTATTGGAAATGTTGACGCTGGAGAAATCACGCAAATGCCGGTCACTATTGTTGGCATTGTATCTTGCACAAACCCAGAACCTTCGACCGGCGGATACGATCGGGAGTCAGATGCAGACCTGCTGGACAGATACTATCAATCATTAAGAGAGCCGGCCGTGTCGGGCAACATAGCGCATTATAAACAGTGGGCAATGGAAGTGCCTGGAGTTGGCACGGCAAAAGTATACCCACTGTCAAAAGGAGCCAATACAGTAGAGGTGATGGTGCTGGATGCTGCTGGACTGCCGGCGGATAGTGCGCTAATAGAAGAGGTGCAGAACTATATAGACCCTGGATCGTCTGGCAACGGCTCCGGAGTTGCACCGATCGGCGCGCATTGCTATATTACAGCGCCGACCAAAAAGACAATTGATGTATCCGTAACGGTTTCGGCACTCCCGGATTTCGACAAGGATACAATTCAAGCGTCGGTTGAAGAACAGCTATCGGTATACCTTTCCGAAATTTGCTTGAAGCAGGATTATGTGAGTTATGGAAAAGTGTATGCGTATATAGGAGTCGCTGATGGAATAAAGGATTTTTCCGATTTAAAACTTAACGGAACGACCGGAAACGTGTCTGTGCCGGATAAGTCAGTAGCGGTATTGGGAAAGGTGACGATTACATATGCTGCATAATATCGAACCGCTGAAGAATATGCCAGCAGTTTTTTTACAAGACGCATGGATAAACGCGCTGTTTGGCGCAGCAAGTCCTCAATTGAAATCTCTTCATGAAGAGACGATGCAGCTTGCCGCAGATATGTTTTCAGACACAATGTCTGAAAAACAATTACAAATAGAAGAATTTAGTTGTGGTCTGGATTCGAACACAGTAACGGATTTGAGCACGAGAAGGTCGTTGCTGGAGGCGCGTTGGAAAACAGGGGGGAAATGTGGTGTAACACTTTTACAAGCAATTTGTGATAGTTGGAAAGATGGATCTGTTAATGTGGAGTTTGTGAACGGAAGCATAGTGTTAAAGTTCTCTGGTGCTGCAGGCGTGCCGGAAAACATTGACGCTCTAAAAAGCGCGATAGAAGCGACAAAGCCGGCACACCTGCCAGTCGAGTACGGATATGTATACAAAATGGTATCCGATGTAAATGCGATGACCATCGCTCAAATGGACGCCTGCAAAATGGATGAATTTGCGGGAGGTAATTGATGCCCAAAACGACCAAAAATTTAAAAATGTACGAATACGATTCGGCGATCGACGACCCGAAAAGCACGGCTTTTAACGTGCAAAAAATGATTACAGACAACCTCGACAAGATAGATGAGTTTGCAGGAGAAACATACTCACATATTTCATCTAAGGACAACCCACATGGGGTGACATGCGAGCAAATCGGTGCTGCGCCCAAGGAACATGCATCTTCTGAAGGAACATACGGAAGAGCGGCAAATGATATTTACGGCCATGTAAAGTTATCCGACAACCCTGCTGCGTCAAATGTTACTGCAGATTTCGGCGTTGCAGCTACACCACATGCCGTAGCTGTAGTGTACGAAAAGATTAAATCTCACGAAGATGATTTTGATAACCCGCATGGGATAACATGTGAGCAAATCGGAGGATTGCCGGCAAGCAGCTTGAAGCCTACGGTGCTAGATACGTTTTATCCGGTCGGAACTGTATATCAGACCACAAGCAGTACATTTAATCCTCAAACAGCGTGGGGCGGCACATGGGAGCGTATCAAGGACAAATTTTTGCTTGCGGCGGGCGATACTTATGCTGGCGGTAGCACTGGAGGTGAAGCTACACACAAACTGACTGTACAAGAGATGCCGAGTCATACACATGCCATGTACGTCAATAACGATGGCTCTGCCTCTAGCTGGTCTCCGACATTTGGTGACTACCTGATCAAGCCGGATGGTGTCACGACCAGTAAGAAAAACTATCAGGCCAAGCTGGCGCAGAACGGCGCAGGTCTCGATCAGGAACACAACAACATGCCACCGTATCTTGCCATATATATCTGGAAACGTACGGCATAAACATAGACGAATATCAAGAAAGAAGGAGATTACTTACAATTTTAATCTAATAAAAGGAGATTGCCTTGAGGCTATGAAAACAATCTCAGATCAGAGTGTGGATTTGATTTTGTGCGACCTTCCGTATGGAACCACAGCTTGCAAATGGGACTCGATCATTCCGTTTGACCCATTATGGGAGCAATATAAGAGAGTAATAAAGATGGATGGTGCAATTGTGTTGTTTTCAGCACAGCCTTTTACGACAAAGTTGATATCCAGCAATTTTTCGTGGTATCGATATTGCTGGTACTGGAAGAAATCAAATGTTACTGGCGCGCTTTTCTGCAAATCGCAGCCGATGCGTTGTATAGAAGATATTTGCGTCTTCTACAGAAAACAGCCCACGTATAACCCGCAAGGCTTGAGAATACTTCCGAAGCCTGTAATACACGCAGCTAATAAAAATACGGCCGTATACGGAACAAAAAAATCACCATCTGTACAAAAATATACAGGATATCCGCATCATTTGTTAGAGTTTTCGAAAGATAAGATGCAGGTGCATCCGACGCAAAAGCCTGTTGCTTTACTAGAGTATTTGATCAAAACATATACAAATCCCGGAGAAACTGTACTGGATAATTGCATGGGCAGCGGTTCTACAGGTGTTGCGTGTGCAAACACACAACGAAAGTTCATCGGAATCGAGAAAGATGAGAAATATTTTACTGTCGCTACTCAGCGGATAATGAACTCAGAAGTGGCGGCATAAAGGAGAAAGGACTATATGAAGAAGAAAATTATTTGCGCAGTAATCACCGGAGTAATCGCGGCAACATGTGCTGCACCGGCATTTGCCTGCACACCGCCGATTAAGGTTGATATGTCCTGGAAGAAGGACTTAGACCGCACGATTGCGAATATCAAGCCGAGCGATATTACGATTCCGAACGTTGTGATTCCGAATTCGTACTTCAAAAACATCAAGTAAAGTAAGAGGTAAAAACGGATGGAAACTATCATTGCAGCGGCAGTGTCCGGTGCTGCCGGAATCATCTGCTCTGTGCTTGCCGCAGCGTCGAGCAACGCGAAACACGCAGCAGAACTGGAAGCACGACTGGAAAAGTGGAAAGCGGTAACTGATACACAGCTCTCGGAGCTGACGAGAGAAGTACGCAGACATAACAATTTTGCCGAGCGCATGCCGGTGATTGAGGAGCGTGTGAAAGTCATCAATCACCGAATCAGCGATTTGGAAGATGCGAAGGAGTGAATCGTATGACAAAACAGTTTTGGAAAGCGGCAGGCGTCCGAATGGTTAAGACCGCAGCGCAGACGGCACTTGCTCTGATTCCCGCAGCGGGCATGCTGCAAGACGTGAGTTGGGGCGTCGTGCTGTCGACCGCAGCACTGTCCGCGCTGGCGTCTCTGCTGACCAGCATCGTCGCAGGTCTGCCGGAGGTGAACTGAGATGGGTTATAATGTGCATTTTCAGACGATGCCCGCGTACAAGGGCATCAAGTACGGACAGGGTACCGTGT